AACAAGTACATTACGCAAAAGTACCTACTTGGGACGGAAATAGAAAAGGTTATGACATATACACAATACCTCAACCAGTACCTGTCGATGTAACATATGATGTTAAAATAGTTTGCAATAGAATGAGAGAGTTAAATCAATTCAATAAAGTTGCTTTGCAAAAATTCACATCTAGACAAGCGTACACGTACGTAAAAGGACACTACATACCAATTATTATGGAATCTATAGGTGACGAGTCAGTTATAGATACTGAGGAAAGAAGATACTACCAACAAAACTACCAATTTCAACTACAGGGATTTTTAATTGATGAGGAGGAGTTTGAGGTTACCCCAGCTGTTAGTAGAACTGTACTACTAATGAACGGTGAAAAAACCAATACAAGAAAAAAAGATAGTAGTAAGGTTAATCACAAAATTAAATTTGATTCAGTTACAACAGCAACAACAAGGAGTTATAATTACAAAACTAATATAAATTTAGCTAGAACAGAAAATGTTAAAACAGTAGAGTTCAGAATTAATAACATTATATTAACAGAACCAGTAATGGTTAATCCTGGTGACACGGTAAGTATCACCATTGTTAAGTCAACTAATACGGCATCTGCATATATTATAATAACAGAAACCTTGGTAAGATAAAATTATTCGAAATAGATGTCCTTAGAAGATTTACAAGTATCCTTTATCAATAATTCAATAAAAGCAAACATCTTAAGTCCACGTTTTTTACAATATTCCTTTAGTAAGCTGTGAGACTCCACACTTATCTTAATGTTTTTTATTTCTTTTTGTTTTTTATTGTTTGCCTTCATACAGAGGGTGTTTTACTATAATTATTGTAAAAGATGAAAATAGTATGAATTTTTTCATACCTAATGTATTTATACATTCAATTGCCAAAACTTTTGGGTTTAGATTAGGTATTTATTATAAAATACAGAATAATAACAACTTTAAAAAATAACAAAAATGGCAGACGGTAATAAAGTATTTGTTTCTCCTGGTGTATATACATCAGAGAAAGATTTAACATTTGTAGCACAAAGTGTTGGGGTTACAACATTAGGGTTGGTCGGTGAGGCATTAAAAGGGCCAGCTTTCGAACCAATCTTCATTCAATCATACGACGATTTTATAACTCGTTTTGGGGGTACTTCACCAACAAAATATGTAGATTCACAAATACCTAAATACGAACTAGGGTATATTGCTAAATCATACCTAAGTCAATCAAACCAATTATTCGTAACAAGGGTGTTAGGTCTTAGTGGTTTTGACGCGGGACCATCTTGGTCTATTAAAACTTTAGGTAGTTTAGACTCTTCACAATTTAGTGTAAGTACTGGTGGTACGGTTGGTAATACTACTACAACATCAGCATATACAGCTTACTTTGATATTTTTGTACCAATTACAGGAAGTAGTGGTACGGCTTTAGGTTCTACAGTATATTCAGACGCAACACTAACCACAGTCCTTACATTACCAGGAGTACTAGACCCTTCATTCGCAACTTCTACAGTAACATTAAATAACGGCTCAACACTACCAACATTTAACAATGACTTAATATCTTGGGTGAAAGCTACTGTTACAAATACAACACACCTTTATAACGCTTCTTGTTCAGCTACTACTGGAACTTGTTTTGCATATAACGGAGGAATTTACCAATATGGATGTGTGACAACATCTGGAACTTCAGTAGCAACTGGAGCTACTAGTGGTTACACACAACCAGTAACAATAACAAATAGATTAGATACATTATGTACTGATTATACATCATATAAAAATGACGCTTGGTACTATGGACTATTCCAATACTCAAATAGTGATTGTTGTAGTGGAGGAACCTATAGTGGTGTGTCGTATCAACTATATCACGGAACAGCTTCCGCAGATACAATAAATGCATCTGCTGGTGGTACTGCTTATTCAGGAGCAACAGGTCAAACAGGACCATTATCACTTAAAAATTCTGGTACCACAACTTATTCTGCTACATGTGCAATAAACGTAGAATATTATAATAATGTCCCAGCTTATGATGAATATGATGGGATAGTGGTCGCAACATTAAGGTCTAGGGGTCTAAGTACTACAGGTTCTGGAGGACCAAAATATGAGGTTACGGGTAACACAGTATCTTTTGATTGTACTGGAACATATGCTGACGTATTAGAAGACCCATTTAAACCATTTGGGGTTAGTGCTACTACAGCAGCTGGAAACGTATACACATTTAAAACATCCATGTCTAACACATCTAAAGATTATGTTTCTAAAGTATTTGGACTTAGTCCTTTTGATAAGAAAAAGGAAGATGTTCCTTTGTTTATTGAAGAGGCTTATCCTGTATTGTTAAAAGATATCTGGAATAAAGGTAAAGTTAGGGGGTTACAATGTTGTTTAACATACCTTCCATCAGCGAGAGCAGCAACAAATACTAACACAATTGCATGGAAAATGAATCAGTGGAAAACACCAGAAACTCCATGGGTTGTATCAGAATTACAAGGTACCGACGTATTTAGATTATTTAAATCCGTTTCTATATCTGATGGTACATCAGCAAATAGAGAAATAAAAATATCTTTCGCTAACCTGTCTTTTGAAAGAGGTGAGTTCGATATTTTAGTTAGAGATTTTTATGATAGTGATGCAGCACCTAACGTACTAGAAAAATTTACTAGATGTAGTATGGACCCAACTAAAGTTTCTTTTGTAGGTAGAAAAGTTGGTACGTCTACTGGTGAATTCGAATTAAAATCTAAATATATTATGTTGTATTTGGGTGAGGGTGTCTTAGATGGTACTTTTGTAGGTTCTTTACCTTGTGGGTTTGAAGGTTATAGATTTAGAACTTATAGCTGTTCTTTAAATCCATTTATTAGTTATAAAACAAAATACTTTACTCCAGGTGAAACAGTTTATGACCCACCATTCGGTTCAGGTGCGGGTAATAATAAAGTTTTAAGTGGTGGTGATAAATTATCTAAAACTTATTTAGGGATAACTAATTCTACTGGAGGTGGTTATGATAACGACTTCTTTGATTATAAGTCACAACAACCACCAACAGCTATATGTACAGGAACTGAAGGTACTGATTGGTCTACAATAACACAAGGTTTCCATATGGATTCAGGAGCTACAGTTATTAGAGGTGGTGTAGGTACTTACTTAGATTGGACAGGAACAACATTAAATGGAAAATCGGTTTTCCAATGTGGTGTAACGTCATTCCGTAAAGAACCAACATTAAGTACTGACCCATATAAAAAGTTAAGAGCACGTAAATGGACGGTAATTCCACATGGTGGTTTTGATGGTTGGGACATATATAGAAAAACTAGGTCTAATACGGATGATTACAGAATGGGTCTAACCGGATTCTTAAACGGTGTTTGTACAACAACAGAATTTCCGACAGCAACTGGAGACGGGTCATTTAAGAAACTAAGTAGTGTTGAAGCAAATACAGATTATTTTGCGTACTTAAGAGCCATTAATACATTTAGTAATCCTGAAGCTGTGGACATTAATGTGTTCGCTACACCAGGTATCAATTATGTAGATAATTTAGGTTTGGTTAATGAGACTATTGATATGGTTGAGGATGATAGAGCTGATTCACTATATGTAACTACTACACCAGATTATAATATGTTTGTAAAAAACACAACTGACACTCTTAATATGGTGAGTCCAGAGGAAGCAGTAGACGGTATAGAAGATTCTTTAATAGATTCTAACTATACAGCAACTTACTACCCTTGGATACAGGTAAGAGATACAGCAAACAATAAACAAATTTTTATCCCACCAACAGCTGAGGTTATGAGAAATATAGCTTTAACAGATAACACTTCATTCCCTTGGTTTGCATCGGCTGGTTACACTAGAGGGGTTGTAAACGCTGTAAAAGCTAGAAAGAAGTTAACTTTAGATGAGAGAGATACTCTATATGTCGGTAGACTTAACCCTATCGCAACTTTTAGTGATGTTGGACCAATTATTTGGGGTAATAAAACACTGCAACTTAAAGAGTCGGCTTTAGATAGAATTAATGTTAGAAGGTTGTTATTACAAACAAGAAAATTAATATCAGCTGTATCAGTAAGATTAATCTTTGAACAAAACGATGATATAGTAAGACAGCAATTCTTAGACCTAGTAAATCCGATTCTAGATTCAATTAGAAGAGATAGAGGTTTAACAGACTTTAGAGTGGTAATGTCAAGTGACCCAGAAGAAATAGATAGAAATGAAATGAGTGGTAAAATATACATCAAACCAACCAGAGCATTAGAGTATATATTTGTTGAGTTCTTGGTAACACCTACAGGGGCATCATTTGAAGATATTTAGAATAATTATAATATGAATGAGGATTTTTTTCCTCATTCATATTTAAAGTATATTTATAAACAAAAGAGAACATGAAATTTAATAAAAAATTATTGAGTGAAACTATTAAGACACAATTAAGTGGTAAACAAACTTTTACCTCTGGAAAAAAACAAAATGTTATTATTAGTGAAGAGCAATTAGAAAGGTTGTTGGAAAAAGTAAACAACCCAATTATGATAGAATCAGTTATTAGTGAAACGTTTAAAGTTATTCGTGAAGCTATAGTAAAAGAAAATCTAGATTTAAATATTGAGGATTATAGTGATACTATTATGGAGCAGGGACAATACGATAGAAATCCTGGTGTTGCTGCTGCTGAAGGTATAGAAAATATTATTAATGGTGTCAAAAAAGCTTATGACATGATTAAAGATGGTGATACTAGAAAAAAATTAGCTAACTCTATAACTAAATTAGGTAATTTTATGACGTATACAGCAGAACTTATAGGTTCGGGTCAAGCACAAAGAGGGGCAAGAAGTTATGATGAAGTTTCTGACGAATTACCTTACCCAGAATTAGAGGAGGATATGCATGTTGAGGAAATGGATGAAGGTGCAAAACCAGATTTCTTAGACCTAGATAAGGATGGTAATAAAAAAGAATCTATGAAAAAAGCCGCTAAAGATATGAAAGAAGATTCTGGTCACGATGAAGCTATGAATTATGGTAGAGATGAAGGTCATGACGACAAAGAACTTTATGATTTAAAACATGGTGGTGGAAGTGAAGACCATATTGAGGATTTAGAAGATGATATGCATTACGACCATATTCATGATTCTGAAAATATAGAAGAGTCTAAAGAAGATGAAAAAGAAAGGTTAATCCAGGAAGACATCAAAAAAATGAAACAGGTTATTAAACCTATATCTAGAATTTAAATAAAAAAGGTCCATAAGGACCTTTTTTTATGTATTAATTTTCGTCAGGAAGTAATTTACCACCATTAAGTAATATCAGAATAGCAATATAAGGAGCCAAAAAAGGAGCTTTTAATGTATGAATCAACACATAGAGAGTATACCAACCACCAGAAGGAATACCATCCCTCTTACTTTCAAATAAAATATAAGACTTTCTAATTTCGTCTGAGTTAATTATTAAGAAAAATATCATTAGTATTTCGGAACAAACTAAATAAGGGATTAAAATTTCTGTTATTGTCATAATTTATTTTTTTAGTGGTTAATACTCTATTATATATACGAATTAATTTGTGGTTAAGTTACAGTGTGATTAATTCTATTACAAAGATAAATAAAAAATACGAATTAACCAAATGAAATAGTATTTATATTATATGAAACAAAGAATAATAATTAATGAAAGACAAGTTAAATGGATATCTAAATTACTAGAACAAAATAGTAGTGACGATTCTATTTTAAGAGCTTATTCTTTTGATTGGGATGATAATATAGTTAGTATGCCTACCATGATTAGGATGCTTAAGTATGAAAATGGTGAATGGAAACCAAAAATGGTCTCAACCGAAGAATTTTCAAAAGTTAGAAATGATAAAGATTATAAATTAGATGATGATGCTTTTTATAATTTTAGGGAAGAAAAAGAATTTATAAAAGATTTAAAAAAAGCAATAGAAGACAAATCTTTCGCTCCATCATTTAATAAATTTAAAGAAGCTTTAATATACGCAAATCCAATATCCATTATAACCGCTAGAGGGCACCAACCAATAACTTTAAGAAAAGGTATGGATTTGGTTATATCTAGAACATTTGATGAAAATGAATTATCTAATATGTTAAGTAATATACAATCATCATATCCGGAAACTAAATATTTAACACCAGATAAAGTTTTAGAAATTTATTTAGACGATATAGACTACCACCCAGTTTCTTCTGTGGAGTTTGCTGACAGGTTTGGTTTAGAACATGGTTCAGCTATAAACCCAGAAAAAAATAAAAAAATAGCTTTTAGGGATTATGTAGAAAAGGTTATAGAGGGAGCAGATAAAATGGTAAACTCAAAATACAATAAACTATCTGTGGGGTTTAGTGATGATGATTTAGGTAATGTAAATGCAATGGTAGACTATATTAAAGATGAATTACAACACGAGTTTCCAGAAATGAGCTTTATAGTTTATGATACATCAGAAGGTGGATATGGAAAAATTATAATTAAGAAGAGGTAAATACTCATTTTTTACCATAACCGTATATTTATAATAAAAGGATTTTAATCCTATTAGTAAAAAAAATAACAATTAAAAAAAAATAAAACACAATGGCTGACTTGTTAATGAAAATGCCCGTACCTTACGAACCTAAAAAGAAAAATAGGTTTATCTTAAGATTCGACTCATCTTTAGGTATTAATGAATGGTATGTGGAAAGTACATCTAGACCACAAATTACTATAAATTCAGTAGAAGTTCCCTTCTTAAACACCTCAACATATGTTGCTGGTAGATTCACTTGGGGTACTATTAATGTTACGTTTAGAGACCCTATAGGTCCTTCAGCAGCACAAGCACTTATGGAGTGGGTAAGAATGCATTCAGAGTCAGTTACAGGTAGAATGGGTTATGCCGCAGGATATAAGAAGAATATAGATTTAGAAATGCTAGACCCAACAGGTGTTGTGGTGGAAAAATGGATAATGCAAGGAACGTTCCTTACAGATGTTAATTTTAACGATTTAGGTTATAGTGATGATGGTTTAGCTACAATATCAGCTACATTAAGACCAGATAGATGTATCTTAGTTTATTAATAAAAAATACATAAATTTTATAAAAGCCCTTTTGTTAGGGCTTTTTTATTGCGAATAGACTTGACTTTAATTATATAATTTAGAATGCTTATAGCGCGAACTATTTAAATAAAGAAAATTAAACATATAGGTATTTACAATTATAACATATATATTAAATTATAAGCTATGCAAGAACAACTAGGACAACCAACAGAAACTATACTACCATATGATATGGTATCACTACCGTCACAAGGTATTTTTTATGGTACAAATAAAAAAAGTGTTAAAGTAACCTACTTAAATGCTTCTGATGAAAATTTATTATCTACCCCATCTATGATTGGTAGTGCTAACTTAGTTAATAGTTTGTTAGAAAGAAAAATATTGGATAAGGATGTTCGTGTTGACGAGTTAGCTGATTGTGACAAAGAAGCTATATTAATTTTCTTACGTAATACTGCTTTTGGTTCAGACTATACTGTAAAACTTAAGGACCCAAAAACTAAAGAGGAGTTTGAAACAACTATAGACTTATCGATTTTAAAAACCAAGGATATTGGTGTTGAGTTAGACGATAATGGTGAGTTTGAACATTACCTAGAAGTATCGAAAAAGAAATGTAGACTAACACTAATTTCACCTAAAATAGAAAAAGACTTACAAAAAATTAACGAAACGTATAAAGACCACCCTATTAACCCATATATAACAAAACAACTAGAAATGGTGGTAAAAGAAATAGATGGTGTTAGAGACCCTATGACACTATCACAAACTATACAAATAATGCCTATCAAAGATTCTCAAGGAATTAGAAAAGTTGTTAGGGAAAACGCACCGGAACTAGACTTAAATATAAGCGTTAAAACACCGTCCAACCAGGAGATTGGAGCTCGTATAGCCTTTGGAGTTGAGTTTTTTCGTCCTTTCTACGGCATATAGGAATGCCCTCTTACAAGAGTTTTACTACCTTATGAGACACTTACATATACCTTGGAGTGACATACTTGTTATGCCAACATTTGAAAGAAGATTTTATGTTAATTTCTTAACTGAAGAGTTTAATAAGAAAAATGAAGCAATAGAACAAGCAAATAACAAAAGGAAATCCTCATACTAACTATTTATAATAAACAGAATTATTATGATTAGTTTGTTAAAACAGTTATCCATTGAACGTATTTTATCGGGAGCTAAAGCTTATTTAGCTTCACACCCCGAACTAGGCGTGCCATTGGGGATTTTTAATACTAAAGACGAACCAACCCACCAAGACCGAGTTAACTCAATAAAACGATATGGTAAGAAAGGTAACTCACAATCATATAAATTAGCTTTATTATTAGGGATAGAAAACCCATTACCATCATATCTAGCTGACCCTGCATTAGAAAAAAGAATTTCAGACCTAGAAGATGAAAATGAAAGATTAAAAGACTATCTTGGTAATGAAAGTAAAAAAACAAGAGTTAGTAGTGGTGGTGGGTTAAATGCTAAATTCTTCCAGACACTAGAAGAAATTAACAAAGAACGTGCTCCTATGTCCGACATGTCTGTGGGTGATATCCAACAGATAAGTAATATGATAAGTGATATGAGGAAGGGGTCAGTAAATCTTGAACAGAACATGGGTAAAGTATTAGACCTAGTTGCCTATGAAGACACACTAAGACTAGACCTATCAAAATCAATAGGGTTATCAAATGCCCAACTAATAGACCAAATAGAGTTAATTAATCAAGCAGCAACTGAGGGTGCTGAATTCGGATTAAGAGCAAATGAGTTATTGGCCACTTTTAAGGCCATGACACAAGAAATCGGTAGAAATTTATATATTTCACCAGAGGTAATGAAAAGAACAGCTTTACTAACTAAAACACTTGATGGTTTTGACGCTGCTAAGTTTGCTGAGGCTTTTGATACTGTAGGTATGTCATTAGATGATGCTGTTGGTGGTATTGATGATGCTGACGGAGCCCTTACCCAGGTAATACAAACAGGCCAAGAAATGGGGGCTACTATGGAACAATTTTTAGGCGACGTTACTAGTAATATAAAATTAATTAATACTTATGGGTTTGAAAGTGGGGTAGAAGGACTATCTAGGATGGTTGTTCGTTCACAAACACTAGGTTTGGAAATGTCTACAGTAACTGGTATGGCTGAAAAATTCTTAGACCCTGAAGGTGCGATAGACTTTGCAGCTAGAATGCAGGTAATTGGTGGTGCGGTAGGTGACTTAGCTGACCCATTTAAGTTAATGTATATGGCCACCAACGACTTAGAAGGACTACAAGACGCTATTGTAGATACCGCTGCCGCAGCTGTAACCTTCGACAAAGAAAAAAATTCATTTGTTATATCACCAGAATCAAGAAGACAATTAAGAGACCAAGCGGAAGCTATGGGGATGAGTTATCAAGAATTAGCGGATACAGCTGTAAAATCTGCTAGAAGAGCAGCAGTATTTTCTGAATTAGAATTTGTCGGTGATATGTCAGAAAATGATAAAGAATTAATAGCCTCAATGGCTAAAATTGGTGAAGGTGGTACAGCACAAGTAAAAATACCTGGAATTGAAGAGATGGTGGATGTTGCTAATGTGACTGACGAACAAATGGAATTGTTAAGGAAAGAAGGTATGTCTGACACTGACATATATAAACAACAACTTACGGTAGCAGAAAAAAGTGAACAAGGTTTAGCTCGTATTGAAGCAGCAGCTAGAGTCCAGATAAGGTTAATGGGTGGTAAGTCTACAGATGTTGATGCTCAGACAGCATCACAAATGTTAGCCTCAACAATACCAACAACTAACCAAATATCACCAGCACAACAGAAAGAATTTGAAAAAAGGTCGATTGATATTGAAAACCTAGAAAATAAAACTTCTAAGACCTCAGCAGAAGAAGATTTATTAGAAAAGTTAAAGAAAGAACAAGAAAGTGAAAGAAACAAAGTAATAAACTCTTTTAGTGGTAAATTTAAAGATACTGTTACCGACATGTTCGCAAACGCGACACAATTAAACGACGCAATTATTTCTCCAGATGGTGAGGTTAGAAAAACTAAAGCTGGTGATTTTATTGTTACTGGGACACAAATGGATGCAGGACAAGGGATAAACGCTTTAGAATCAGCATTAACAAGTCAACAAGGTGTAGGTGGAGGTAACCAAACACTACAGGTAGGTGGTACAATAACAGTACAAGGTGAAGGTGAATCCGCTAAAATTGATGCAAGAACCTTTATGGACGCATTTAGTAAACTACCTTCAGGTAATAAACAAGACATGTATTCACAATTAAACAGTGTTTAAATTAAAATAATATGGCTATAGGTACAAATACGGGAATTAAAAGTGCGGGAACACTAGGTCCATGGAAACCAACTCCAGCATCCACAGAAGCTTTAAGAATTTTTTTATTGGGTAAAAATTTACAAAGTTCTTACTTGGCTGATGGCAATCCTGTACCACCACCATTTGGGGTGCAACAACCAGGAAATGAAATAATAAGTCAAACTGTTGAACAGTCAGTTATAAACCAAGAAACTGTTGAGTCTTCAGGTGAGTATTGGAAGGGTGTTAGTTTTTTAGATAATAGATATGGGCCAGCAGGGGGTTATAAAGATATACTAACAATAAACACAAATAAATTATTTACCGAAACACACCTTGAGTATGTAACACCTAACACACTACAACCGATAGGGTTTACACTTTCTTGTTATGGTACTTACGAATTATATACTGGTCAGAACACTATTGTTGGTTCAGACAGTCCGTTAATGTTAGCAGCTTTACCAATACTACAACTAAATCTTTCAGAAAATCAAACTTTTAATATTTCAGACAATGAAAATGGAAATAATATTAGTATAAGTCCCGGACTAACTTATTTAAAAGGTGAAGATTACCTAAATAGATTGTCGGGTAATTACGACGGAACTTCAGAAATAAGTGGGCAATACCAAAACCTACCATTTGTACCAGACATAAATCAACTAAAACTAAACGGAGTTAATTATGCGGGAGTAACCGATAATATAACAGCAACGGTAAACGCCATATCTTCATACTTTAATAATGGTAATAATATACCACAAAATGATTTATCTGTACCAAACCCAAGTGATAATTTTATAACACACATGGGTGTACAACAACAACAAAGTCTATTTCAAGACAATCTAGTGTATAACCAATATAGACCTGACTATAGCAGAGTACAATTAGACCCAAGTGTAACCAACGTAACACCATATTATTATGTTGGCTCTAAGAGTACAGAACCATCTAACATAGAAAGTCCAAGTAATGCCACACCAACAGATAAATTTGGTAGAAAAACTAAATCATTAGTTTATGGTCCAGGAGCTGTAGCTAAAGAATTGGAAACAGTTAATGGTGTCGCTTTGTGGAAAAAATATAATTTTGGTTTAGAAGGTAAAGCGTATACCGATGGTGGTGGTTTAGCTGGTGGTTTTACCTGGTTTGGTAGTACTTCTCTAGCTTCTGTTAATGCACCTTCAGGTATGTTGTATAGTAGGTCATTTAATAAACCTAAAAGGGTTGGTGGTATTTTAGACCAAACACAAAAATTAATAGATTCAGCTCCATTAATGGGTGGTGCAAAAAGAAAACACGCTGGACACGCAATAGACCAGACATCAAAAATATTTAACGATGGGTATAAAAACATATCAAAAGGTAGTGGGGCAAAATTTATAGACAAAGGTATTTTTGGTGGTGTTGGTCCAACAGAGTTTTGTAGAACATGGACTAAGGACAACCCATATTATAAATTTAGTAACCTACAAAAAAGTGAAGGGTTATTAAGGGGTAATCCAGACTCTGTACTATCTAACACCTATAACTTAAATATAGCACCAAATATGGGCCAAAATGTTGATACTGATGGGGTTAAAAAATATATGTTTTCTATAGAAAATTTAGCTTGGAGAGGTGCACCAGAATTAGATTCTTTACCAGCTTCTGAAAAAGGACCTAATGGTGGTAGAGTTATGTGGTTTCCACCATATGATATTAACGTAGGAGACACCAACTCCGCTCAATGGAACTCAGTATCTTTTTTAGGTAGACCTGAGCCTATTTACACGTATAACTACACAGAAAGAATTGGTACCTTAAGTTTTAAAATAGTAGTTGACCACTCATCTATAATGGATGTTATAGCCTCAAAAGAATTAGAAAAAGTTCCAGACACAACCGCGGATGCAATACTAGAATCTTTTATAGTTGGATGTCAAAAATTTGACATATATGAATTAGCTGAAAAGTACGGAAACTTACTATCGGCTGTAGATTTGGAAGTAATACAAAATTCTGTAGAAATACCGGACAATAGTATCGTTAATCAAATGGTAAATGATGGGGACACTATAAGTTCCGACCAATCTGTAGCAGCCCCTATAAACAGTGACCAATCTGATGGTGTTAGTTTGGATAACGATACTGGTACAGCAACAACACCAGCACCATCCACAGTGGCAAATAATTTTTACAAAAAAGCTGTTGGTGGGTCAGTTAACGCTAAAAGACTTATAGCTAATTTAATGAAAGAAGAAAATTACTTTAAACATTTAGAAGAAAATGAAGAGTTTGTTTACGATTCATTAAAAAGACAATTAAAATATTTTCACCCATCATTCCATTCTATGACACCAGAAGGGTTAAATAATAGATTGTCATTCTTATTACAATGTACAAGACCAGGAAGAACCATACCAACAGAAACAGAAGGTGGGTCACAAGATATTGACGCTGAAAACACAGCTTTTGGAGCACCACCTATATGTGTTCTTAGGTTAGGTGATTTTTACCACACAAAAATAGCTATAGATTCTGTAAGTTTTAGTTACGAACCATTAATTTTTGATTTAAATCCAGAAGGTATAGGTGTACAACCTATGATAGCAAACGTTTCTATGAACTTTAAATATATTGGTGGACAAGGTTTAGAAAAACCAGTTTCAGAACTACAAAATGCATTATCCAATAATTTCTTTGCAAACACAGAAGTATATAACGAAAATAGTGTTACTGACACAAAATTAGTGTTACAAAGTGAAAATGCTCAAGCAGCCGTACTAGACGGAATAACTCAAGCAAATAGCATATTTATAGACGAGTTTGATAATTTAAATAATGTTGACGGTCAAACAAGTGGTGAATTAAATTAATTATGGCAAATGAAATAAAATACAAAAATTTATTAAATTCTTTTGTGGACTACTCTAACGCCTACGCTTTAGACATTAAAAATAGTCTAAGTCAAATGCTTTTAACACAAAGTATGGGACTTACAGAAGAGTTTATGTATGATAGAATTTTTAATAATGGTACTATAGGTGCATTAAACAGACAATTAGTGGGTGTACCACAATTCATAATAGACGATACTATGGGTAAATACACAAAACTAAAAAATAATATTAATTCGGGTACAACAAAAATACAAACTCAGTTTGCAACATTAGAAACTAACGAAAAAGAAAAAGAATATATTAGATTATCATTGTTAAACACTTTAGACGAACAACTAACTAACATAACTAATATTATAATTTCTACAACAAATAGTTTTAGGCAACAACAGGTTAATTTGGTTAATACTGCAGACAAACTAAATTTAATTACAATAAATAATTATGACGGTGAATATCTAACTCGTGTGGGTGGACAAGTTAGAGCCTACCAGTTAACCGGGACTACACAGTTAAATGATTTAACAACAGATTATAACCACACAGCTTTAATTCTAGACAGTTACATAACTAATAAGGTAGTACCCATATTTAATAAAAATTATCCTGGTGGAGAAGAATATCTATTCTTTATTAATAGATTATGTACAAATAAGACAATGGCTTTTAGTTTTAAAAATGGTTATAAAACCCAGTTAGTGGATATTTTAAAATATAGGAATGGGGAATTATATGATAAATTAGTTAAGGTTGATGAAAACTGTATTAATGGGATAAGATACCAAACAAAAAGAAGGTTTGAATCTTTATTACAAAACATAATAAC